CAGAAAATAGAAGGCAGTACTGTTTTTATATCAAACAGTAAAAAAGATATTCGCGAATTGTCTTTGGACGAACTGAGTGAAAACTATAACGCGACTGATTTGTGTTCTTTGTCAAAGCACCTTATGGATAATCCAATAGATTTGGCATACAACGATCAAACTGGTCAATTGTTTATAGTTATGCAAAATGGAGATATGGCTGTTTTAAATAAAAATTCAAATCTGGGTATTTCTGCATGGGGAATTTATAAAACCCAGGGAAATTTCGAATCTGTTGCAGTTATGGATGGTGAAACATATGTTTCTGTTAAACGCAATGATAAGACTTTTATAGAAAAGTTTTCAGATTTGGCCTTAATCGATAATGGAATTTATGGATTTTCATATGCAGCTTATGGGTTGCCTTTATTAAGTGCAAAAAATTCACCGACAAAAATCAGAATACGAAAAATCAGCGCGCGTGTTCTGAATACAAAATCATTGTTTATAAATGGGTTTCGCGCACCATTGCCCAATGAAGCATATTCAGACGATTCGTCAGGATATTCAGGTGATGTGTCTATAAATTTGTTGGGATCATCAACAGATATAATTCAGCCAGTTTGGAAAATAGATAGCAGTGAACAACTGCCAACAACAGTTCTGTCACTAAGCGTTAATGGTTGGTACACAGTATAAACATATTCAAAGGAGAAAATAATGTCACAAATAGTATCTGATGTAACAGATGTTTTGAATAATAATAAATCAGAAAAAGAAGCAGATAATTCAAGAAAAAAAATATTGGCACAAATTGCGGCCGATGAAAAAACAAAAACAAATTTGGTAAAAAAAACGCTAGCAACCCAACGTGCTAAATACGGTGCTGCTGGGATGTCCAGCAGTGGAATGACCGAAGAAGCCGTTTTGAAAAGGCTGCGTGAAGAAACCGAAGAACCATATAACGAAAAGAAAAGAACAAATTTGGAAAAGTTAAAGAATGTAAAAGCAAAAAAGACAAATCTTTTGGGTTCATTGGTTTCAAATTTGGACAATCTGTTCAAATAAAAAATAATTTATACGGAGTTAAACTATGTATAAAGTTTCATACTTTGGTGATGGTCAGACTTTGGAATTTATTTTTGTATTTCCTTTCTTTCAAGAATCAGATATTCGTGTTGCACTGAACGAAGAGGTTTTAGATTTTTCGCAGTATAACATTAAAATAAATCCAGAATTTGATGGTGGTAGTGTAATATTTGCTGTGCCTCCGATAGATGGTGCAAAAGTAGATATATTCAGACAAATTAGTCTTGAAAGAACTATTGATTATCAGCCAACTTTAAAAATAGACCCAGAAAATCTTAATACTGATTTTAATTTTATATTGGAAGCATTTAAAGATTTTAAATCAATAGATGTTGATTTGGCCGAATGGAAAAATATTCACGATAATGTAGTGTCCAGTATTGAATACACAATCAGTCTAATAGAAGATAAACTTTCCGGCGGCGGTGTTTTAGGTTTGTATAACAATTTATTATCAGTACTTGCCAGTGCTGTGCCGAATTTAATAAATGATTATGGTTCAATAGCTGAAATTGCAAATAATGAAAACGCAGACGATTACGGAATATTATAAATTTTTAGATGAATGGAATAAACTGTTGAATCTGGATACTCCAAAACATCATAAACAAATAACAGAGTTTTTGGCTGATGTTTTCGAAAATTCACCAAAACGCGGATTGCTGATGGCTTTTCGACATTCTGGAAAGTCGTCTGTTGTAGGAATTTTTGCAGCATGTGTTTTGTATCTTTATCCACAAACAAGAATACTGATTTTATCTGCAGAAACAAAATTGTCTTCTCGGATGGTTTCGCACATAAAACATATCTTGGAAAATCATCCAAAGTGTAGTGATATGTTACCAGATGTAAAAAAAGAATGGGGTTCGCACAAGATAACAATCGAACGTCCAATTGGAATTCGTGAACCATCTGTTATTTGTCAGGGAATTCATGGAAACGTAACCGGTTTGCGTGCAGATTTGATAATTTGCGATGACGTAGAAGTTCCAAATACAAGTAACACAAATCAAAAGCGTGAAAGTTTGCGTGAAAGATTGCGCGAATTAGATTTTATATTATCACCAAACGGGGCAATGATTTACATTGGCACCCCACATACAGTTGATACTATTTATCGCGTGGAATAAAAAAAGCATCTAAATTTAGATGCTTTTAAAATTTATATACTGCTGACGAATATACGAAGCTTGGAAAGAATTTCTTTTCCCTGGTCACCGAACATAGGAAGATAAGTCTCGTATTCTGGTAAATCTGCTTGGATACGTGCGCGTGAGCGTTCTGATAGTGGTGCTGCCAAAATATCATTAGCAACTTTCCATAAATAATATGCACGTGCAGTTTTTATAACATTATTCCATTTTTCCATCAATTCATGGTTGCTGGAAAGAGCAGAGCGTATAGCAACCTGCCATTCATCACCAAATCTTTTCACAACATTTAAAGATTTGATTTTATTAAGACCTTCTGAGTCTGGAGCAAATTCAGCAAGTGCGTTTTCAAGTTCTGCAACTTCGGATTCGGAAAGATGAATTGATACAATTGATTCTGACATTAAACCCCCATAGGGAACCAAATCAGAAGAAATAGAGTCCATAGGTGTTTTGCCACTCCGCAGATTTTCAATATGTTGTGCCAACATACGTCCAGTTGGTAATTCTTTGATTTCCAACATTACTTCTGTATCGGCTTCTTTAACGAAAATCTGGTTTACGGTTTTCCATCCACCAAAAATAACATGATGTTGACGATAAAGATTCAAAAGCTTTTGTGCAATTACGCTCGGCTTAGTTTTCATCACTCTCTCCGTGAACTTTTTATTCCATGACGATCATAACAACTTTGTGCATAGTTTTATAAGTTATCTTTTCGTCAGGGGATAAAACTTGTCCGTAAACGTTCCCTTTGGAATCTTCGCGAACGATTGCAATTTGTGCATTAGCAGAACTGTCAAATCCCAGTTTTTCAAAATCAGCATCAACAAAAACAGCCATATCACCAACAACAGGTTTCTTTTCAGAATCTGCAAAAATATAAGATTTTTCAGGAATTGTGCTGCCTAAACGTTTTGTATTTGGAATTACAGCATAGATTCCTTTGCGACCTTCCAAGCTGATTGGAGAAACAATCATTGTTTTATCAGATTTTTTGAAAGATATATTTTTTCCGTTTGGTGTTCCAAAAACAGGGGCCAGTTTTTTACGAGCGCTGTCATATAATTTTGCACCGTACAAACTTCCTGGTAAATCAATTCCAGACAAAGGACTGCCTGGTATTAATACAGATTTTACGCGTTCTTTGACCTTGTTTATTTGTTTGTTCAAATCACCGGATTTATATAGTTTTGCAACTTCGTCAAACATTGTTGCAACAGAGTGTTTAAATGATTTTGCCAAAGGTTCGATTTCTTTTTCATAAACTTCGCGTTGTCCAACTTCGATTTTATGATAAACAGACAATGTCATACCTGCATCTTTGGCGGCCTGGGCGATTGTTTTTCCAGCCTTTTGACGAATTTTGCGCAAGCCACTACCGAATATTTTCAGTCCGCTGCCTTCGTTGTCTGTCAGTCTGCGTTTGATTTCATTTTGCCAAACATCTGCGACTTCATCGGATTCACGAATAAATATATCGGAAAGTTTACAGCCTAAAATATTGCAAATATTCAACAATTGTTTTTGATTCAGACGACGTACGCCTTTTTCAATTTTTGAAACAGCAGATAAAGAAAGTTTTGCACGTCTGGATAATTCGGTCATTTTCATACCATTTGCCAAACGAATATTTCTGATGTTATTTGGGAATATAATTTCTTCCTGAGCCATGACAAACCCCCTTGTTGACAAAAATGTTAGTCAATTTTTTATAAGTTCGCAAGAGAAATAATTTAGGAAAGTATTTTTAGTATTGAATATTGTCTGAAATATTATTCAAATCTGGTTCATTATTATCTTTCTTTGAACCAAAAGAGTTTGTTTTTGGTTCCGCAAAAGAATTGTACCCACTGTTACCATGGTCAAATTCATCCAAATCTTCGAATAAACTGTATTCACCTTTGAATGCCAGGCGCATAGTTTCTGGTTTTCCGTGACGGTTTTTGCCGACTATGATTTCGGCTTTGCCGCGGGCATCGTTCAAACGTTTTGCCCATTCTTCATGTTCTTTTTGCAAGAACTGATCACTGCGGCCGGAAATTTTATACATCGGGTCACGACCGTCCAGATAATATTCTTCGCGGTATGTAAACATTACAATGTCAGCGTCTTGTTCAATTGATCCTGATTCACGCAAATCTGACAACTGTGGTCGTTTATCTGTTCTGTCTTTGGATTCGACATTACGTGATAACTGGGACAGGGCGATAACTGGGACATCCAATTCCTTGGCCAGCATTTTTAAACCACGAGTTATTTCAGAAATTTCGTTAACACGATTGTCGCTGCGTCTTCCACCAGGGGATGTCATCAACTGTAAATAGTCAATTACAATCAATGCAATTCCGCCGTGTTTACGTGCAATTCTGCGTGCGCGTGTACGCATCATTGGAACGGACATTCCAGGTGTGTCGTCAAAATACAACGGTACCTTGGACAGGGCATCTGAATATTGTGACATTTTCAGGAAATCTTCGTCTGTTAATGATCCGTTGCGCATAGAGCTGCTGGAAATTTTTGTCTGCGAAGACAGAACACGTGATGCTAACTGCGAAGCAGACATTTCAAGACTGAAAAATACAACTGCGCCTTTGTATTTTTTGTTTGCTCGTTCTGATAAAATAGCACTGGCCGCATTAAATGCAATATTCATTGCAAATGTGGTTTTACCCATCGCAGGACGTCCTGCAATTATAATCAAATCAGAATGATGAAGACCACTGATAGATTTATCCAGTTCACGAAATCCAGTTGTTAAACCAGAAAGTTTACCATCGGCCTTGTATGCGATTTCGGCTTCTTCCAGTGCTTCGCGTAACGCGCTGGAAATAGGCATTGCGCCTTTTTCAGTAGAGCCCGCAACAGATAAATCAAAAAGTCTTTTTTCTGCAGATTCAATTTGTGTAGAAACAGGATTTTCCAAATCTTCTATGAACGCAGAATCGGTTATGTCCTGGCCCAGGTTTATTAATTCACGACGAAGTGCGTTTTCGTAAACAATACGTCCATATTGTTCAGCGTTAACAACTGTTGTTCCTGCACCTGCCAATTGTGTCAGATAATCAATTCCGCCAACGGATTCCAAAACACCCTGTTGTTCCAGATAATTTTTTGCTGTGATAATATCAAATGGAATTCCAGCTGCGAATTGTTTTTCAGCTAGTTTATAAATTTCCTTATGGGCAGGATGTGTAAAGTGATCAGGTCTTAGAAATTCAGACATGCGTTCCAAGGCGCGGTTATTCACCAGTACCGCTGCCAAGACTGCTTGTTCTGCTTCCAAGTTTGTCGGTAAAGTTTTCGGAGTAAAATCCATGGCAGATATAGTATATCAAAATTTTCAATTTTCAACGCCTTTTTTAAGAGGGTATAAAGAGCTTAGAATTCCGGTACTGAATTCCCACGGAATATCAGCATGGCCAGAGCTTTTTCCGTTGGAAAAAATAGAAGAAATGCGCGATATTGTCGGCCCAAGACATTTTTCTTCGCAGATGATGTTGGAATATGTTAGCGAAGATAAAGCCAGATTAGATCCCGGTGCACTACATTTTTACGATTATAATTTTGATTCAAATAATGCAAAGTTGGGGGATGATTTGATAACAGGTGCTGCGATGTATTGGGATCCAAGTGGTGGTATGGCAAAATCAGACAACAGCGTTTGTGTTTTGATTTATAGAGATGATAGAAACCGTCGTATATTTATCCAAGATGTAAAATATTTAACCGTAGATGATAATGATTTTCACCCTTTGGCGACCCAATGTGAATCAATTTTGAATTTTATGCAGGTTCATAACCAAAAAAAAATCGCAATTGAAGTAAATGGAATGGGAAATGCTTTGCCAGAAATATTACGCGAAGCTGCTATGAAACGTGGGCAATCAGTTCTGGTTCAAAAAATAGTCAGCAATCTGAATAAAGAAAAAAGAATATTGAATGCAATAGAGCCATTGTTAACAACTGGGCGTTTGTATGCGCATGAAAAAATAAAATCTACTCCGCTATTATCTGAAATGCTGGGGTGGTCACCATTGATGTCAAACAATCAAGATGATGGATTGGACGCTTTGGCTGGGGCTATGCAATTACAACCTACGATAATCAGGACGTTGTCCAGTAAATTACGACCGTTAAAAGCAAAAATTGATTTCAAAGTTTGAATATTATTGTGCGTAATTGCACGTACCAGTGTCGATTATATAACTGCCCTTGGTATTACTTCCAGTTTTTCCAGCCGAAAGATAACAACCAGTTATTGATGTGCTGCCTGAATTTGATGTAGCATTTGAATTTCCAGTCGCTAATACACAACTTACACAATTAGAGCCGTTGTAATAATAACCTGCGTTGCAAACAACACTTCCGGTTGTACACGTTGCATTTGTTGGACACAGATTGCATGTATTACTGGAACTTAGATAATATCCAGAATTACAAACAATTGTACCAGTTGTACAAGTTGCATTTGATGGACATGGACTGCACGCGGTACTGGAACTTTTATAATATCCGGAATTACATGTGAATGTTGATGGATTTACGGCCGCACCAGAACATGTTGCATTTGCAGGGCATGCGACGCAGCCTGTAAAACTGCTGGTTGCTGTTCCATAATATCCAACTGTACAGAAATATGTTGTTGGGCAGCTTGAACAACTGGAATATGATGGAAGACAAATAGGATAAGAGGAAGAGTCAGCTATTGAAATAGCATAAATCAGTACAGAAAAAATTAAAAATTTAATTTTCATTTCTATACTTGTGGTTCCAATGGATCAATTATACCAGTATCGCAAGTACAAGAAACCTCATCAAAATACATAGATGGACAGGTAGGGTCGCAGGTGCAAGATGAAAAATATGAATAGGTTAATCTGCATACATTGTTTTGGCAATATGTAATTGGCGAACAGGATTCTTCAAAAGAACAATCGTAATAAATCGGATCTATAGTAGGGGCAAAAGCCTGTGATGCAAAAAATAAAACAAATAAAAAAGATAATATTTTTTTCATGACGTTCACTGTTATGTACCTTGGCATTATAGAAAGAAAATACATATTCTGTAAAGATTATTTTTATTCTTGGATTTATATAATTTATATTATAAAATTGTTTGGTAGTTTAAGGATAAAATATGAAAAATAAATCGATAGTTTTATTGGCTTTGATTGTTTGCGCATGCAGCAATGTATCCAGTATAAAATATGAAAGTGATGGCGATGGTTGCACATACACTGAAACATATCGCCCCAGAAAGGTTTTTCCATTTGATTGGTTTGGAATAAATGACAAAGATGTAAAAATACACTATGCAGGTACAACTTGTGAAAAAATGGTGGATAAAAATATAAAGAGCAGTATGTATGTTCCAGATACCGGAAAATCCGAAAAAGCAGATAATAAAAATAAATAATAAAACAAAAAATTATAAAATCCCGCATTTTGCGGGATTTTTTATTTAATCATAAGGGAAAAAAATGAATAAAAATCTTTTACAACTTTATAAAAAAGCATTAGATATGCGTGATCCGTGGTTGAATCGTTGGGATTCTGCACGACGTTACACTATGCCAACAACGGACGATGAAATTGCAACGTTATACGATGCAACAGCGTCCGATGCAGTCGATAATTTGGCCGCCAGTATGTACACTTTATTAACACCACCCGAATCTGGTTGGTTAAATTTGGTTCGCGAAAGTGATTTGTCACCAGATGCCGAAATTGCAACCAAGGCATTACGTGCGCATTTAAACGATTCAAATTTTTATACAACAATTCATCAATGTTATTTGGATTTAGTTATTTTTGGAACAGCTTGTTTATTTATGTCTGAAAATCCAATTGGTGCTGACAGTGCGTTTTCTTTCACAGCTATTCCTGTATCGGACATTGCAATATTGGGTGGTGCAATATTTCATACTACTTCAATGACCGCAGCCGAAGTAATGGAAAAATATCCAACATGGACACCACCTGCAAATTTGCGTAGCTCTATTAAAACTAATCCGCAAATACAATTAAAATTGGTGCAAAGCCTGGTTGGAAAAGAATTTACAGCTTGGTTAGATGTTGGTGGTGATATTGAAAATAATATAGTATCCCATGGTGTTTTTGAAACAAATCCATATATTATTTTCCGCTGGTCATTGGCCAGTGGTGAATTGTATGGTCGCAGTCCTGTGTTACGTGCTTTGCCCGATATTAAAACTGCAAACAAAGTCGTAGAACTGGTTTTAAAAAACGCAACTATCGCAGTCAGTGGAATTTGGCAGGCTGATGATGATGGAGTTATAAATTTGTCTAATATTAACCTGACGCCGGGTGCAATAATTCCAAAAGCTGTTGGTTCATCAGGTTTAACACCATTGTCATCAGGTGCCGATTTTGATGTTTCACAGATAATTTTGGGCGATTTACGCGACAGAATCAGACATACATTGCTGGCAGACAGATTGGGGTTTTTGTCTGAAAAAGAAATGACAGCAACAGAAATACTGGCACGCAATGCAGATATGATGCGTGTTCTGGGCGCAACGTATGGTCGTTTATTGAATGAATTTATTAAACCAATGTGTGAACGTGGTTTGCAAATATTATCGCGTCGAGGATTGATTGAAAAAATATCACTGCATTCAGATGCGGAATTAAAATATATGGCGCCAATTGCGCAAATTACTGGAAATACAATTTTGTAACCAAGGGATATTTTTATGAAAGCCGAAATAGAAAAAAATTATTTACGTTGTTTCAGTACACCGTCTGGTGCGGCTGTTTTGCAACATTTACGTGAAATTACAATTGAAAGATTTCTGGGACCAAATGCAACAGAATCAGAACTTAGAAGTCTGGAATCTCAACGTTCGCTTGTTCATCAGATTGAAAATTTAATCGAAAGGGGTAAATAGAATATGTCAGAAAAACACGATGTTATTGGTGTATTGGAATTTTTACGCAGCAGTTGGTTTTTAATAGTTTTTATTGGTGGATTGATATACTGGGCTGCTAAACAAGACAGTTCATTATCAAATATAGAAAAAAGCGAAAACAGAATAACTGCATTAGAAAATAGAACAAGTTTATTGGAATCGGGTATAGGTCAATTACAATTGAAAATAGACGGAATAAAAGAAGATTTAAACCTGATAAAAAGCGCAGTTATAAAAAAATAA